CCAGGCGCAACCAGTCCGAGCAGACATGGACCCCGATTCAACGGTTCATGGCGGTCCTCGCGTCCATCGTCGGCGCCGTGTCCCTAGCCATCTACCTCTACTCAACCATCCACGGCTAGGAGCGGGCATGAAACTATCCAATCTTGCGAAAGTGCTTCGCGCTACTGGCCTTACCGTTGTGGAAACGCCGGGCTGGGCTACGCGCGGCTACGCGGACCAGGACCTCGCTGAGGTCCGCGGCGTCCTATGGCACCACACAGCCACCGGGCGCGGAGCGTATGTCACGAGCAACGCACCAACCTTGCAGATGACCATCAACGGCAGGTCCGATCTTGCTGGCCCGCTGTGCAACATCACCTTCGGCCGCGACGGAACCGTCTACCTTGTCGCCGCCGGCGTCGCCAACCACGCGGGCAAGGGTTCGGCTCCCGGGTTCCCGCGGGACGCGGGGAATCACTACCTCATCGGCATTGAGATGGAGTCATCCGGTGTCGCCCCGTGGGACTGGACCGCCGACCAGATCCGCATCGCCCCCTACCTCGGCGCCGCGCTTGAACGCGCATACCTGCAAGGTATCCCCGCGGATATGCGCCTGCAACTCGGGCACAAGGAATACAGCTCCGAGGGCAAGATCGACCCCGCCGGCTGGCCCGGAGACATGGACGGCTTACGCGCCTCCATCAACGCGGTCCTCGCCGGATCCGCAGCTATCGCCCCTGAAAGCAGCACGACCAAACCCGAAGGATTCCTTATGGCACTCACCGACGCACAGCAGGCCGACCTTTACGCCCGCATCAAGTACCTTGACGCCCCTGTCAGTGCAGTCCCCGGCAAGGTCTGGGCTGAAACCGTCCTCCGTGGCGGGCAGCGGGTCAGTGTGAAGCAGGAACTCGCTGACGCGAAGACCGCCTCACAGCTCGGCCTCAACGGGGCGCCCGCCGCCGCGGGCCCCGCGCTTGACGTCGCCGCCCTCGCGGGGGACATCGCCGCGCACCTCGCCCCCCTACTCACCACAACCCAGGCGCGCCAGTTCGTCGTCGCGCTCGGCAACGCCCTACCGAAGGAGTAACCCCATGACTACCCCCGTATCCCCGAAGGTCAAGGCCGGCGCGAACTGGGCCGCCTACGCGACCCTCGCCCTCACGCTGCTGTCCACACTCACCCCCGGCTCACTGGACTTCCTCGGCAAGTTCGCCCCGCTCGCTTACGGCGTCGTAGTCGGCGCGACCTACGCCCTCGGGGCATTCCTGAAGGCCGACCCGCTCCGGGACGCTGGCTCAGTGGCAACTGCACCGGAGCCATGGCAGGGAGACGGCCACGGCGTCGCCCACGAGGTAACCGCACCCGAGGTTATCGCCCCGGAAGTCGCACCCACCGCCTAACCCGCCACACCATTAGCGGCCTCCCTCGTGGGGGCCTCCCGCATTTAAAGGAGCCCCCATGGCTTACCCGTCCGGAGTGCAGCTCTCCACGCTGACATTCAACAGCCCCCTCACCTACCTCGGCAACCCCGTAAGCCGGACCGAAATTACGGTACAAGTATCCGCCGGGGTCGTGTGGGCTGCGACGGGCGACCCAATCAACGACGCCGCCACAACGGTCGCTCTCGGACCCGGGGTGCCGGGCGCGGTGACGTTCCCGGCCGTCAATCAGCCGGGCTTCACGGACCAGGCGGGCACCGCGACAACGATGTGGTCCTATATCGTGACGCGCAAACTGTTTTTCGGATCCGCGTCCCAGTCGACCCAGAAAAACTGGCAGCCGCTGACCGGGCAGGCCACCACCGATTTTGACGCCCTGCCCGGCCAGGATGGCGGGGGCCCAACGTACCCGCCGGCGTTCCCGGTAACGTCCGTTGCCGGACAGACCGGGGTCGTGGATTCCGTGGCACTGGCGGGGGTCCTGTCCCCGCTCCTGACCGGGAAGCTTGACGCCTCCCAAAAGGGTGCCCCGTCCGGTGTCGCGTCCCTCGGCGCGGATTCCAAGGTGCCCGACGCTAGCCTCCCCGCTGCGTCCAACGCCGCCGCGGTCGCGGGTAAGGTCTCCAAGGGTGAGCTGGTCATCAACCTGCTGGACTATAACCCCCCACTTGACGGCACCTCGGACGCTTCAGCGGCTTTCGCCAACGCCTTCGCCGCGGCCAACACGGCGTTCTACAAGATCGCAACTATCCTCATCCCGCCACTGACGTTCAACCTCCTCAGCCGGGTCAGGCTCCCCAGCAACGTCCGCATCCTCGCCTACGGCGCAACCCTGACCAAGACCAGCGCCACCAACGGGTACGCCTTCTTCTGGACCGGCTCAGACGGCAACAAGGGGTACGGGTCCGGCAACTCCAACATCATCTGGGAGGGCGGCAGGTTCCTCGGGAGCTTCGCCGACACCACGGGCCGGTGCGCGTTCGCCCTCCACCACACGGACAACTTCGAAGTAAAATACGCGATCTTCGAACAGATGCAGGCGCAGGGGCACATCATGGACCTCGCCGGCTGCTCCGCGATCCGGGTCCGTAGCTGCACGTTCCTCGGCTTCAACGCCGCTGCTGGCAACTTCGCCCGGGACGAAGCGATCCAGCCTGATGTGTCTGACTCGGGCGCCGTCTCAGCACCGGATGCGGTGGGCTCCTTCGATGGGCTCCTCACCAAGGATGTTACGGTTGAGGACTGCAAGTTCCTGCCGCTCACGGTCGGCGGCACCACCTACCCGGCGCCTAACCCGTTCGGCGCGCACTCCATCCAGGAGGGCAAGACGTTCAAGCGGATGCGGTTCCTCCGCAACTACGTCCTCGACCCCCGCGTGGACACAACCACGGATTACAAGGGCGTTGTTCACTTCATCGCGGCGGTCAATTCGCAGTTCAACGACAACGTGTTCGAGTTCACCACACCGAGCAACGTCGCCACCATCGTGCTCTACAGCACTGACTATGGGCAGCTCGCCGCCGCCGGGCATGAGGCGACGGACACGTACGCCCCTGCAACGTTCACTCCCGGCGTGGCCTGCGACAACGTGGAGGTATTCCGCAACACCTTCATCAACTACGCGGCAACCAACGGCGAGTCGGTCATCTGGGTCACGCCGCTTTCCGGACACGGCAACACAAAAGCCGGCCTCGTGAAGGTTGCCGGCAATAAGGCCAAGTTCGGGGCAGGATCAGCCGCAGCCTCGAACTTCCTGAAGGTCGCCTACGCCGAACACCTCATCGTCGACGGCGGCAACGACCTCAACGGCCCGTTCCGCGGCGTCGATGTTGCCAGCGTCGACCTGGTTGATGTGGGGCAGAACCGGCATATCAGCCCCCGCACTGACGCGTGGCGGTTCGACATCGTGGCGGCCCTGAGGCTCCAGTGCCTCAACGTCACGTCGGCAGCGGGAACGTCCGTCTACGTCAGCAACTCCCAGCACGTCAGGCTGGGCAACTTCACCGCGGCGAGCCTCGCGGGTTCACGGGCAGTCGCGCTGAACAACTGCTCCAACTTCGCCGTATGGGAAGCGGACGTCACCGCCCCGTCAGGAACCAAAGGCATCGAAGCGTACACAGGATCCGCTCAGGGCCGGGTTTACAACTCCACCATCGCAGGCGGCACCACAACACACGTGGACATTTCCACCGTCACGGCCAACCAGGTCACTGAGACGGGAAACCTGAAGCTCTAGGCAGAAGCCAGGGCTTTGGATTCGGGCCATGCGCCGTTGCGGAACACGTTCTCGTAGCTGTCGCTGATGTGCCCGATGTCAAGTGCTCGCCTTCCAGCCTTTGCCAACTGGGAGGCGAGCACCGTACCAGCCGGGCCAAGGGCGATAAGGACAATGTCGGAACTGTCCCAGCTCAGTTCGGTCATGAGGCGCGGAAGATCACCGAACGCATTGACGGGCCGCGAGTACAGGAACTGGGCGCCCGCGAGGTTGTCGAAGAGTTCCGGGATCAGATCAAACCGCGAGCCTTCACCAGTGACGACCGTAACCGTCTTGCCTTCCCATACGGAACGCCAAGCATCGACACCTTCCATGCCCGTGGACTGGAAGAAAATGGGGCGGGTGACGTGACTGTTGCCCATGACATTAAACGGCTCCACAAGGGGCTCCAGCTGGGTCCACAGGTCAGCCCACACGCCCGACCAGTGAGCGTCACGGTACACGTTAGGGAAGCCCGTCAGCAGCCCCTCAG